TTGGTTGTTTAAGACCGCCGCCTGATGTCGCTGCCGCCTGTCGTTCGGCATAACTTTCGGCTTCTTGCATAGTTAAGCCTGCGTTTAGTGCCTTTGTTACATTATTCCTTTCAGCCCCTTGAGCCCTTTGAAGTTGAGTTGAATTTGGCGCAGGCTTGGCGATTGTTTTTTGTTTTATTTTAATGCCGTGGACGCCTGCTATTTTTTCTGCCTGTTTTTCCAAGTTCTCTATTTGCTCAGGAGTTTTGTTCCACCACCATCGTGGCCCCCTATCCATTCTCTCGGGATGTCCTGCCATCCCGGCAATTATCGTTGCCATCATTGCGCCGTTCTTTCTAGCAATGTCATTAAGCTTAAGGATGTCAGGTGATTTTCTTATGTTCATAGAGTGGTTCGGTTGCGTGTTAAATTGTCAAATGTTTAGGCAATTGCAATTTAAAACCTGATACTTTTTGTTCCTACATGGAATCTTCTGAGGCTTGAGCGATCGCTTGTTGCCTCTGCAACTGTTTTTGTGATGGCGGTTTAGGCGTTAGAGCCTTCATTCCTAAAGTGGAAGGGCTAACCTTTTCTCTTGCTTTGCTCATCTTATATTCGATGGCATCGGTTATGTATTGCGGAATTTTTTTAGTTCCTGCAACGCCACCTTTTTGTAAAACATCTTCAATGCGTAGAAGCCGACCATCAACAGTTCGGACGGCGCTCTCTTCGCCACTTAGCTTTAGTCTGTCCTGCCTGTTGTAATCCTTTGTTAATCTCCGAGGCTTTTTGAATTTCCGTTTCTTTTCAGCAACTTTGTTAGGTGGAACGACTTTTGATAGGTTGATGATTGCCGCTCGCGCTTCTTCATTGCCTCCCCTTGCAATATCGATTAAATTTACGCGAGCTACCATAGCTTCTTGCGAACTGCCTGCGGCGGTTGCAGTAATACTGGCAAGGCTATCAGCCTGTGCGTCTGGAAAAAAAACTTGGCTTGGCGGGTTGGGCATTAGCGCATTCCGCTTTCTCGTTTTAGAGGGGAAACCAAACTCATTTTGCCTCCCGTTTGACCACCAAAATCTGAATAAAGCATTCCGTTGCGAATTTCCGTTTTTGGTCTTCTTGAACCGCCTTTGCTGCCCATCAAGATACTATTGCCATCAGGATCAGATGCAGATGCTGGGTCTGGTTTTATCGCTACGATCCTATCATTGATCATTCGGAATTGCTTTCCGGGTGCGGAAACTGAATTTGATCCTTGTTTTCCTCCCATGCCCCCCCGAATTAGAATGTCATCGAGTTTTACTTTGTTTCCGTAGATGTCTCGGGTGTCTTGAGTTAGTTGATCTAATTTATCAAGAGGCTTAGGCTTGACGGGAGACTTTGGGCGCTCCTCTGTTGCCCTCAGTACAGGGTCTTTCCGGATTCCTTTTGGCGCTGCATATCGATATTGGGGATTTCCGTATTCATCCACGCCTGATTTTACTGCGCCTGATTTTCGCAACGCTTCTTGTTGTGCAAGACTTTCACGGTATTTACTAACTTCATTCATTCTGTCGAACGCATCTTTCGTCCAATTCGCTCCTAAGTTAGCCCGATACTGTGGTGGCTCCTTGAATCCTGGATAAATGGGAAATCCGTTTGGGTTTAAGTTTGTTGGCTGTTCAGGGGGCAATTGATAGCTTGTGGGTGCTACTGCCTCTCGGTTGTAGACGCCAGAACTGCCTATCCCTTGTTGCTTCGCGCTACCATCATAGACACCCAAAGGTTGTCCGCTGACTAATCGGCTGTCATACTTACCTCGCGTGGGCGGCGCGACTGTGAATTTGGCAAGAGCTTCTGGCGAGGAGAAGGTACCATCTGGAAAGTATTCCTTCCTCTGTAGTTTTCCTGTAAATGCTGGTGAACTCATTGGCAAATACACCTACTAATGGTTTTCTTCTTTGCAATGTGGATGGCGAGCATTTTTTCTGCTTAAAGACATTCCGCCGCGAGATCGCGCCTCGTGGTGTAATATGAATTGCGTCGGGCTTCGCGAGCGAGTTTGGCATCTTTTCCCATCATGGCTCGTGCGGCAGGCAAAATGTGAGCGCAGATCGCAAGGGACATAACCCAATCGTCGTGAAATCCTTCGGCTGCGGCCTCCGTCCCATCGGGGTGGACAATAAAGTTGCGTAGTTCCGCGCAAATACGAGGGCAGGTTATTTCGATTTCTCTTTCTCGGATCAGGGTCGCAAGCTCCCCAATGATTTGTCGCTTGCTGCTACTTGTTGTCTGGAAACCCGGCACCAATATAGTTTTTCCCGTGCCTGTTTTCTTTCTCATCCAGAGATTTGTTTTGTGTCGCCTGAGAAGGTCGATGATTCCGTGCAGGTTGTTAACCTCTGGCGCAATGAGGCATCCCCCATAAAATTCAGACATCAATCCAATTCTTTCTGCGACAATATCCAAGTCCTTCTGCCTATCGTCCGGCATAAATGCCGCAGCAATAGACGATTTGTGAGAATCCTGCGATGAGTCAATGTAAGTCGCCCTACAAATGATGGTTGCATGACAATCGGTTTCTCTGCGGCTGCCGCTCGCCTGTTCGCCTGTCATAAAATCACTTGCGCCAATGTATTTCATGCCTTCCTTTGGCATTTCCCAAGCGCGCATCCATGCTTCGTGGCGAGATGTTTGGATAAAAACCGGCGATGCTGATCCATCTGGTTTTTCCAGTATGCCATACTTCGGCTCTTTTTGTAGAGACGATTCGATGTCGAGAGCATCGAGTCCATCAGGATCAAATCTTCCAGAACCGGAATTTAAAAAACAAGTGATCGCATCGGATGGATATTCCTGCTGGAATTTTCGCGGATCGCCGCCACAGGCTGGGGAGTCAATAATCTGCCGCCGCCACTTGATTTTGTCTGCCGAAACTCCGTATCTCCCTACTAACGATATTTCGCCGGTGTATCGGCTTTCGCTATCGAGGTCGTTGAGTAGAGATTGTTCTTCTCCTGGTGCGAGTGGCGCCCGGCTATCATCAAATTCAAACCACGGCGCAAAGATTTTAATGTAGCCATTCCCCTCCCTCCCTTGTTGGAAATCATCAAATGAAGCTGCGCTTTGCCATGTATTGTAAAATACTCCTTGTGTTCCGTTCGGCGTAGATTCGATGATGACGCAGGAGTTGGGAAGGTTCGGCACTGAGTTCAAGACCGACTGCATCACAAATTCACCCGAAGTTTTTCCGCGCGACCGATAGTGAGCCGCCTCCGATGCGAGCAAAAAATGAATGTCGCCACCCATGCCGGCGCGGGGGTCGTTTGCGGTCTCCTCGTAAATCTTACTTCCGTGGGAGAATGTTCGCTTGTTTAATCCGGAATCGTTTCCCCAATATTTGAATTTTTCATGTTCGATGTATCGGTTCCAAGTTTCCATGAGTTTTGCCGTTGTGCCTAAATCATCTCCCAGAACAGCCCCGTATCCCATGTGATTTCGTAGGTGAGTGTAGCAAAGTGCTAATGCGACCGTGGATGATCCTTTTCGTCGTGGCTTCAGGATAATGATTCTGCATGGCTTTCGCTTTTCGCGGCACCATTGGTAAACAGAAAAGACTCTGGTTTGGAACGAGTTTGCTTGCGGCGTAATAAGTTCTCCTGCGCGGTTCAGAATCGTCCCGAATATTTCAAACCAGAGGATTGGGTTATTGCGAATTTCAAATGTTGTCTGTTCTTCCTCGGTCATTGTCTGGGTATTTTCAGTCTTAAAAATTGATCCGATAGGTTCAGGCACGAGATTGCTTTCCCTGAATCGTAAACCGCTGCTGCTGTTATACAATTATCGCTGATGATTGCATGATCCTGCAATAAATTCATAGTAGCAACTTCGTTGAGGTGAAATAGATCAATGAAATCCTGTAGGCTGTTAGTCTTTCGTGAATTAGTCTAAACCATGATTTAAATGAGAGCCTCCGTTTTATGTGATTGCACACGCTGGCACCCGCCACAATACCACATAATTGCATCTCAAACTTTTTGATAAAACTCACCGAGGACACGCTTTACCAGAGTGGCCTCAAATTCCGGATTTGATCCCCATCCGATCTTCTCGCAAAACAAAAGGGGCCTCGGTTCTGGTTTGAGAATTTCTGGAATTACTGGCGGCACATTGTGCCGGAATGATAAATCTCTTACGGACGCAAGCGTGGCTGCGTAGTCGTAGGGCTTCATGGTGATTGTCATTGGTATTTTGCTGTTTTCTTTGCTATCTTTTGCGGTTGTTTAGAAAATTGCTCGCCATTTTTAATGGCTTCGCGCTTCGCCTGGGTCGATGCACGATACTCTGCTGGGGTAAGCGCCTTAATGGCGAGGGCGGGAAGATATCGCTCTCCTGTTGCTGTCGGCCCCTGAGTGCTGGGCTTTCCGCTTTTGGTTTTCCATCCCTTGCCGCCAGCCATAATTCTGTCTTTGACCTTTTCTCGAATTTCGGGCTTCGTGTAGATGTTCTTTTTCATCATGCAGCTACGGCAACCGCAATTCTCATTCGTGCAATTATTTTTCATAGGAATTGGCTCTTTCTGCGTTGAATTTTATCGTGGATTTGTGCATTGTCAATTGTTTTGGCATAGGTAAAAAATTGAATTCCATTACCTATTATCCATCTTATCTGAAGTTATGAGGTTTTTTTAGTTGTAAAGCATTATACTTAAATTGAATACATTGAAAATTGCCTGTCTCTGAATGCGGTCTAAATATACGCCTTGATTCGACTCAAAACCGATTTTTGCTTGCGGTAGCACATATATGAATGGTTGCCCACCAGGAAGACTCGGCTCCATTTTATATTTCTTGTTCGATTGATGTCGATGTTAAGTGTGTCGCGCCTGACTTTCTATAATCTTTTGCTTCAGTTCGTCAAGCGGCATGAACTCAGTTTTTACTTCATGCTCGATTTTATCTCCATATTTTTTCGCGTTCCATTTTCCAATCAGCCGTATTCGAGTGTCGATGCGGATTCGTTTGTCCTGAGGGTCAAGAATAGGATCGTCGGCAATCTCAATGCACTGATCGGCTAAGACATGGGTTCCGTGTTCTCGCGCGCGCATGGAAAGTTTAGCGAATTCAGGGTATTTTTGCTCCCAAGAGAAAACGGTGACAACTTCCGGCATGTGATTCAGCGAGCAAATACTTTTAAGGGTTTGCCCTGATCCGAGGCGCCAGCAGATTTCTTCGACGATTTCTTTTGAATACATACTTGGCGCCCCCCTACGCTTGGGAATTTGCGTTACGGTTAATTCGGTGGACGGAGCGTCTTCAGTGGTTGCTTTTTTATTTTTAGAGGTTTGTTTCTTCATTTTTGGTTTTTTTTGATTTGCCGCCTTTTGGGCCTTTTTTTTCCCGTTTTTTGGTAGAGTCATATTTTTGCCGAATAAATCCTGCGATAAGCCCGCCTTGGTCGAGGTCTTCGATAAAAACGGGTTGATGTCCAGAGGCACAGGTCTCGGTGCAGTATTTTATTGCAGCCGCTATGCTACGCAGCCGTCTATGGAAATTTTTTTCGACATTTTTTAATTCGCAGTCTTGTTGCGACATGGTCTCAAAGATTTCGCGTGGGTGTTGATTTTCGACTGCGAATTGCGAGCGTATCAAGTGGATGGTTACGCTGGTTTTTGTCCCTTTTTCGCTGCGGGAAAAATAAACCCCATGTTTTTGCCTTTGGGCTTCGATTACCGCATTCCAGAGGAATTGCACCTCGTTGCACTGATATGGCCCAGCAAACGCTTCGCAGTTGGGATGTTTGTTGTTGGTGTCTATCGTCTTTAGAAGATACAATGGGTTTGTTAGCATAGGTTTTTTGTTTTTTCTGAGCAAAGGTTAGGACACCCATATTTGCCGAGGGTTTCGAGATCAAAGAAATATCCGCATTTTTTACATTTATGCGGGTTCCCCTTTTTTCCGCTTTTATCCGGTTTATTGTCTTTATTTTGCATTTTAGGTTGCGGTGTAGTTGCTGCTGTTGATTCGCCAGCACGCGCCGCGAGGCCTGTGTATTTGCCGGCGGCAGATACATAGCGGTCATAGTCTTTGTCCATATTAGTCGCTCCAGCAATCAAAAGACCCCTCGTATGTGTGGGGATTTTTGCTTGTTTCGGAGCTTGTTTCGGAAAATGTACATGACTGCCCTCCGAATCCATGTAGTTCCGCGAGTTCTGTAACGATTTTTTTGTCGAGAGGTTTATCGGAAGTAATCGTGAAATTCCCCCAGTCATGCGTACCTCGGTCATTTTGTTTGATTTCACCAGTAATGGTGATTGTGTTATTTATTTTCATTGGTTTTTCTCTGCGGTTTCCTTCTTGCGAATATCGGACAAGTGTTTCGCGCGCCAGAGATCAAGTTCTTCCCAGCCAGCATCAAGAATTTGCGATGCCACGCGGATCGCCGTAATACTCTGGAACATACGGTCTATCTGATCCTCCGCGATTGACAATCGGTTGCGAAGTTGTTCGTAGGTTTGTTTTTTTTTCATGGGTGTGTAATTTCGATGGTTACGGATTCTTGGGTTTTTTTGGCGACCTTCTCTTGAAGGAATTGGAGTTCGACGCTTTGAGGGTCGTCATCGGGGATGAGGGAGGCGTAGCGGAGTTGGTCGATGAGAGGTTTGCAACCGCCTGCGAAATTATCGGCATCGAGGAGTCGGCAGGCATATCTAATAATGCGGACAATAACGCGCTTCGGGCGGTCTGCTTTTCTCGATGGCTGGCAGTCCAGTGTTTTCCGAATAGGCGGTTGAGGCTTGGGGTTAAGTAACCGGGCAGATGGATTGTGATGACCTGCTCGGGCATAGGAGCCGTCGGGTTGCAGGGTGTAGCCAAGGGATTCAAGGTTTTGTTGGGTGAATGTGGACATGGAAAAACGGTGAAAA